ATGAACCAAAGATGCCTGTATCTGAGTAACCTAAATTACCATTATTAAATGCACCATAAGCTACGTTGGCAGTAACTGCACCAGTTGCATTAAAGTAAGGCGCTGTTAATGTATTGGTAGTAGTTGAATATGTTAAGTTTGATGTAGAAGCAAGATTACTTGTACCGGCACCAAAAGGAATATAACCTGTTGTTAATGACGCAACCCCAGTACCACCCGCAACTACAGGAAGTGTACCTGTAGTTAAAGAGCTAGTAGAAGTAGCATACACAGCGCCGTTAGCTGTAAATGAAGTAAGCCCAGTGCCGCCGTAACCCGTAGCAATTGTAGTTGCGTTCCACGTAGCATTAGAAATTGTTGTACCGCCAAAGTCAGCGGTAGATGTGCCCCAGTTAACAACCGCTGGAATATATGAGTATTTACCCCAGCTACCAGCAGCAGTGCTATTAGACTCTACAAAAATATAATCTATAGAACCCGGTATAACTACGTCTATTAAAGCAGTAGTATTGTCGTTGATTGTTAAGTTGCCAGTAGAATCATTATCAAAAATAAACGTTGCGCCGTTTGGCAACGTTGTAGCATCAGGTAGTTGATAAGTCTGAGCTAATGTACCAGTTAACTTTTGGTAGTAAGTAGAAGCTGCCGTTAAAGTTGTTGTAGTGCCAGCAGAAGTAGTAGCTGTGTAACCTAAAAAGTTATTGTTAACTTGGATGTTTTGATTTACATCACGCAAAACTACGCTATTAGAACCACTAGATGCTGTAACGCCTGTACCGCCGTAAGCTACACCTACAGTAGTTGCGTTCCATGTAGCGCTTGTAATATTACCTAGAGCAGATACATTACCGCTGGCATCTAAATTAACAGACTTTTCTGCAGGATAAGTAACAAATACATTTACGGCAGGATCAAATGTAACTGCGTTATTTGAGTTGCTAGATGAAATAATTGTATTTCTGGTTAGTGTTGGCCCTGTAGTTGAATATGTTCCAATTCCAACTTCCCACCTACCAGATGCATCTGTTGCTGCATAATATGTGCTATTGCCATTTCCAACTACAGCAAATGTTTGATATCCAATAACAGTACCGCTTAAAGTAAAGCTTACCGTGGTATTTGGGCTACCTGTTTGTTGGACACGATCGTAAACAACAAGACTCATTCTTTATTGCTTTCTAAATAGTCAATGGCTGACTTTAAAATGTCAACATTGTCTTTTGCTAAACCCAAAACTGTATTACAGCTATAGCATAGGTATCCACGAACTTTACCATTTGCATGACAATGGTCAACCACTACAATTGTTTTTGTATCACATATCTTACATATGCTAATTCTGTCAACGGCCAATTCTTGCGCTGCTTTTGCATCAAGACCATATCGCCGAATATAGTTACCTGCACGTGTTTTCTTATTGCGACACGGCTTGCAAACTGATAAATACCCAGACTTTGTGTCTTTTCTTTTTGTAAAGTTGCTAATTGGCTTTGATGTAGAGCAATCAACGCAAAATTTTTCAGCTACAGATTCTTTTTCTTGTAACTTAATTTTTTCTGCGTAATTTTTGCTAATTGTATTGTGGCATGGTTTGCACTTTGTATACAAACCATCTGACCTATCTTTGTCTTTATAAAATTCAGACACAGGCTTATCCACGCTGCAAATGCAGCATACCTTAGAAGATATGCCAACCTCCATCGGAGCCATTTACGGCTCCTTAACCAGCGGCTGACAGCGTGTAAGTCACATTTATGGTATCGCCAGACGTTACGGTCTTTGATCCTGCCGTGAACGCTCCAATACTAAATAGCGTACCAGTAGTATCACCAATAGTAGAAGAACCGCCAATATTGACAAACGCACCATATACCGTTCCTGAACTTGTCATACTAAATACAGCCGCAGTAGCAGTAGTTAATACTGATGGGTTAGCAGAAGTAGCAGAGCTAAATGTTGGAGTCTTACGTGTACCAGAATAAGTAGGAGCATTTGCGCCACCAACTTCTAACCAACCTACGTGGGATGATTGTGTATCTGTATAAGATGGAGTAAAGGTATTACTTGCGTTAGCACCACCCAAACCAATAACAACGGCACCGCCGCCAGTGTTAGCAAAGTATGCGTTCAATAAACTTTGACGACCAACGTTAGTGGTTAAATTCTCAATCGAATCAGACCATTTTTCTACGCCGTTTGCGTCAAAGCATTGGAATGTATACACGCCTTCTAAACCAACGGCTTCAATAGCGCCACCACCGAATTGTGCAGTAGCTCCTACTGTATCACCAATTTTTGCAATTTCATCACTCATAAAAGCTCCTGTTACGATATTCTAATAATAGCGGTATTTGCAGCCGCTGTTGGGAAATTAATACTAAATACTTGATTGTTTGTAACAATCGTACTACCAAAACTTAACGCTGCAACCGATGCATTATTAAAGGAAGTATTATAAATTAAAGCGCCACTAGCGCTTATTGTAGACGAATTCCATGCAGTATTGGCAAAAGAAAGGTATGCCGTATTGCCTTGGTTGGTAGGCAAAATTGATACAACAAGGGTATTTCCGCCTGCCGTATAACCTGTTCCAGTTACTTCGCCTACAGAAGTGTAAGTAGTTGTGGCATTACTAATCTGCGCATTGCTGGTATATAGGGCAATTTTAAAGGTATTAGCTGAAAAATTATGCTGCCCATTAAGCAACTGTACTTTAAAAGAATCGGTCTGAGATTGAAAAATAGCCATATTTTATAGCCTATTGTATGGCAGGGCTGTTTGTCCAGAACGATAAGCATCGTTTCTCTCCAAGCCATCGCCAAGGCGTTTAAGTTCACCCATAGCTTCTTGGTACTTAGTATTATATAAAGCAACTAAGTCTGCTTCTTGCTTCATAAAAGTAGCAGCTTCTACCAAAGAACCGTAAAGTAATACAGGATCATAGTTATCGCCAAGCCAAGAAGTACCGGCTGTAACAATAGATTGTGGATAATAAAAATAGTGCAATTCAACCGTATAACTAGCGTTTGGTGTAGGTCCTAGGATAAAGCTTAACTCATTAGCATTGCTGCTTTGTGGGCCAAATAATGCGTAATATTGGGGTAACGCCGTAGTATTTGGGTTTGGATACGCCGCCCGAATAAAGTTAACGTCTTTATTAAGTAGGTAATTGTAGTTACCACCCCCATCAATAACTGCCATTGAATAGACTGATAAAAAATTATCTGGGCAAGATAGATAAGAATTATTAGCAGTGGCAACCCCAGTTACGTTTTTGCGTAACGAAGGGATTTGAACAGAGTTGTAAATCCGTGTTTCAGCCTGCTGGATAAAAACGTTAATCTGATCCGAAGGCGGAGTAATTACAACAGAAGAATTATCCGTACCAGTAAAAGCAGTATTCGGGAAATCATTCTCGGTATACGTCTTAATGGTTTGGAATAATGTTGTGTAATTCATTAGGGTTTACCCTTAGGCTAAAGGACCACGGGATGTAAAGCCTTTAGTTGCACAACCAGCACCACGTTGTTTAACGCCAGTAGTTTTTTCAGCAGGGTAATTACCTTTGCTAATATTAGCCACAGAAACGTTCATACGGTTTTGATATTCTCTACCGGTTTCTACAGACATAGCTGGTAACTCGCCGCTAACAGGAGCACCGCTCATAGTATGAGGAACAGCATAAACATCAGCAGGCATATTGTCTTTACCTTTTGGTGCCATAGCGGTATCAACTTGGAACCCCTGATATATTTTAACTTTTTCTTTTGGTTTAGCCATGATTAGAATCCTTTGCCTTTTAAACCAACTGAACCAAATTGGTTACTATATTTTTGACGGTTGCGACCTTCTTCTAACATACCTTCGTTGGTCTTACCGCCAGCAGCCATCTTCTTAACCTTGCCGCCCTTTTTGAGCTTATCAAGATTAGTACCCTTGCTGCCTTTGTGTTCTTGTTTGTCGTGCATTTTAAAAGCTTTTTTAATAATAGCTTTATCTTGTTTAATATCTTCTTTGTCCATTGCCATTTTAAGCTCCTTAGCTTACTGTTACTGTTACTTGTCCAACTTGCCCATTACCTACTAAAGAATTCTGGGTTAAGCCAAATATATCTCCGCCTAATCCAACAGGATTCCAACCCCACTGAAACACCCTACTACCACCGGTAGGAGTACCGTCTCCCAACACGCTAGTACCCCCAGTAGATAAAACTTGCAATCCGTTAGATCCCGCCGAATAGTATCCCAAGTCCATTCTAGGTTCCCGTACGGCTTGTGGGTCGTTAACCGGGTACATACCCAATTGTAACTGAGGTTGATCCATTTCCCAACATTCTGGGCACACTTTAATATTGACATTCTTGGTCTTTATCGTAAGTTTTTTTAACTGCTTAAGCTTAAACCTAAAACCGCATCTATCGCATTGGGCAATCGCAAATCTGCCAGAGGCAAATTGGGTAGTCATGTTAGTAGTTTCCTATAAACATCTGCCGTGGGATAAACCGTATAGGCGCCTTTTCTCTGTCCTCATCTGCTGCTAATTGGAATGCTTCATCGTATGCTGCCTTTAAACCCATAATACGTTGTGGGTCAACACCTTCTAATTTAGTAGATAGCTGATAGGCTAAACCTGATACTAGGGCTGGAATAAACCTAAACGGTATATCTCCTACGTTCACGCCTGATCCGGCATCCTGAACCCGTCTTAGACGCCAGTAAATAAACTGATAAGGGGTTGAGCCATCTGGTGTAGGCCAGACCGTAATTGCGGGGAGCTGCGTAATGAATACGTTGGTACCACTAGTATGAGCGGCAGCAGTTGTATTGTTCTGACCACGAACGCAGTTGTATAGGACATTATTATCAATATATTGGTAGTAAATTACTTCTGAATCAAGTTGAATATATCCAGCAGAAGCTAAATCGCTAGTGTTTGATAACGGAATCGTGGTAGTTGTTGCACTAATGTTAGCAGATAGTGTATCACCCGCTGAGCTTGGATTAGTCTGTGCCGACATACGTTGCACCCAAACTTGAATAGGACGGCTCTGGCTTAATTTATTTGGGATAGTGGCATAGGTAGAAACACTAATACGGCTAATCGTAATATCTGTTTGGTTGTTTTGCTGGTTAGCATTAGTACGAATCTGATGCTCAAGTAGGTCAATGGTGTCAGATGGTAGCCAGTAAGTATTTTGCCCTTGAACAAGGTCAATTACACCCTGCTCAATAGTCCACATGTTAATGCCTTTGTTTGCCCACTCTATAGTTAAAAAGTTAAGGCTTCTCCGTGCGGTACGGAAATCATATCCCGTGCGCAGCTCTTTCCCACAACGTTCAAACGCTTCTTCAATAAGCTCGTTTAAATCCGGATTAAAGTTTGTTGTGCCGGATGAATCGCCTACAGTAGGAGTTGGGTTATATGGCATGTTTACTTAGCTTTTTTAGGACGAGTAGTAGCTTTAGGCACAGTTACTTTTTTAGCTGTTGCTTTTTTGGCTACGGCTGTTGCTTTTTTGGCTGCGGGTTTACGTTTAGCTTTAGGCTTTAGTGTAGGTGGTGTGCCAATAACTACAGGAAAAGGCCAAGGCAGTTCTTCTTTTTTCTTAAAAAGCGCTAATACTTTTTTGACTAAATGTTTCATTTTTTCTTCATACCCTTAAGGGTTTCCGCCAAACGAGCACGTTGTCCAATTTTACCGGGTTTTTTTGCTGCAGCAGCTAGTTTTTTAGCTGGAATAGTTTTGCCTTCTTTAACACCAAGTTCAGCACGCAATGCACCGGGTTTTTTAATTGCTTTTTGAATCCACTTTTCAGCCATTTTAGATTTTCCTATACGCTTTAGTTTTTTCTTTAATGCTTTTTGGTTGTGCTACAAATTGCTTACCCTTTGCTTTACCCGCACGTTTAGCACGTGTAGTTGCTGCATACTCTTGTGGGCTTAAAGCTTTAATTGCTTTTTCTGGTAAATATCTTTCTCCAGTTTTACTAGAAGGTTTACCAGACTTAGTTCTCCACTTTTGCTCACCCCAAGCTTTTAATGATTGCTGAGGTTTTGCAAGACTACTCATTTATATCCCCCGCCAGCAGCTTTATATTTCTTAGCTACTAACTGCGCTTTACGAGCTGACCATTTACCAGCACCGGTACCTTGTGTAGCAGCAGCTTTTACTTGGGAAACAATTCGTTTACGCAAGCTAGGCTTAGTGTAATTACCGGCAGCATTAACCTTACCGCCATCTTTTAATAAGACAGCCGAACCTTCAGGTACCTTAGAAGGGCTAATACAGCCCATTCCT